AGAGGCGCTTGTGTAAGTAGCGCTTGCCTGAATTCCAAAAGTTTTGTCGCGAATGACGTTGTTGGAGACAATTATCGAATCCGTTGCCTCACTTGCGGCCAAGAAAATGCCGTAGTTGTTTGCGCTTGGTGGAGGGAACGCACCTGCGGTCAGTGACTGGATCAAGTTGCCAGAGATGACAGCGCTTTGAACGCCCTCATACGCCAGAGGGCTGAATCCAGTCATGCGCAGGAAATAGTCACCGCTGTTGAAAGAGTTGTTCGTGACAACAAGCGACTTGCAACGGCGACGAGCAGCGGAAGTGGCAGAGCCGCTTGTCAGATAGATGCCGCCAAAGTTCCAAGGGCCGAACACGTTTCCGGTGATTGTGATTTCTGCAACACCATCGTCTTGACCACCAGAACCCATTGGCAACTCAAGGGCGTACACGCCAGTACCAACAGCGGGGTTTTGACCATCGTGACCGTCGATGTTGTTGTTGGAAACAATCAGTTGACCAAAGCCGTTGAAGAACACAGCCGAATCTTGACCCGAACCACCACTGATTCCACCTGTGCCAAGGATGATGTTGTTGTTGGAGACAACGCTTAGACCTTTGCCCCAATCAATCGCACCCATGTTGTTGGCGTGGACGTAAAAGGTCGAAAGACCCTCAAAGCCTGACACACGTTCATCACTCGGCATCGAACGGAATTCGTTACCGTCGATCACGATGCCTTCGGTTCTGAACGGGATGTGGCGAATCATCGCAACACCACTGCCGACATAAGTGCCTGCGCTGTTGGAGTGCTTGGTCACCCACGCCTCTGCAACGCAACCAGTCACTTCGCAGTTGTTCCATGCCCAAAACCAGATGCCGTAGCCGTTGTGACCCTTGAGAAACGTGCAATTGCGCACCGCGATGTTGCGGCACTGGTTGTCGTAGCTTGTTGGGGTAAATGGGCCGGACGTAAAGATCGAGAACAGCTTGTAGCCGTTGTTTGGATCGCCAAGATACGGGTTGCTGGTTGTAGCCCAGTTGCCGAAGGGGTGAAACAGCTTGAACTTCAAATCGTAAAAGATATAGTCACTGTTCAGTGTCGAGAACGCAGGTGTTGCGCTGTCTTCATCCAGCACAGTGATTGCACCGCAGAACGGATAAAAACTGCCGCTTGTGTTAGTGCCAACAAAAGTCATGTCAAAGTTGAAACCGGACACAGCGATTCGTTTGCAAGCGACAAAGTTCATAAACCGCAAGCCACCGTATGTGGTGATGTTGTGGTTGACAATTTTGATGGTTGCGCCATTGCCGTTAAATGTTGCATCCGTCAGGCCGTTAAACGCCATGACCACATTGCCGTAAACGCTGCTGTAAGCTGCACCTCGGTACGAGATTAGGTAAGTGCCCCCAACAAAGTCTAGCGTCTGGCCATTTTGCAAGGCAGCGGCAGCAGCGATCAGTGCAACAGTGTCGTCTGTCACACCATCTCCAACAGCACCAAAGTCTTTAACGCTGATGGTTTGCTCCAGCTTTTCACAAAGAGGATATGGAACAGCACCAGTGAATGGTGGGTTATAGATCACTCCACAAGCGTCTGGGCCAATTCCTGTTCCATTCGGAAAGTTGTAGACTATCGTCCCTTTGCTATCTTGCACCAAAATGCTGAAGTTCACCGCATCAATGTAAACCTGAGCTGGTGTGCCAGCATTGGAGATAAAGCCATTGATTGTGCGTAGTGGCTGTGTTGCTTGGATAGTCAACGCCTCGTCAAAATAAACGGCAATTTGGTTGGTTATAGGATATAGATTTGCAGTGCCAATCCACACATAACCATTGTCTAAGGGCTGTCCATCACGGTCTTGAAAGACTGGAAACGGGACTTGAATCGAGAGTGCGGACATTTATTGGTTCTCCTGGTCAAATTGACGCTCGGCTTGGGTTGCTGTCTGCAACCATTGAATTCTTGCATCCAACGCTTTCGGTAGTTTAGCTGCATCTGCAAAATTTTGGAAGGCTTCTGACATGGCTGCACGGCGAATAGTAGCTGTGCTTGGTGTTCCAGTGGTTGCAGCTTCAACAGCAAGTTTTTGGAATCCCTCATCAGCAAAAAGTTTTCCTGCTGCTTTTAGTGAATCCTTGTTACCTTGGGTCATTGCTCCAGTTATCACCGATGTTGCTGCGGCTGCGATAGGGCCACCCATTGCAGCAGCACCAGTTAATGCGCCTTTGGCTAAAGTGCTTTCCATAACCTTACCAATCAGGCTTTCGGCTTGCATACCTTGCAGCAATGCTTGGTTTGCTTTTCCTGTGGTCAGAACATTGGCTCTAGCCTCTGTGACACGCTTCGAAACCACAAACAAATCGCGCAACACATCTGCCGAGTCTTTTCCAAGCGTATCTACGATGGTCTTATAGACAGGTGGGTTTGCTCGCAACTTTGGATAAATGTCGGCAAATTCAGAGAAGCCAAATCCACCCTTCTCAGCTCCTCTAGCAGATCGCGTAACGGATGCAAGTGCGGTGGCTATTGTCTCTTTACGTAAATCCTCTGGAACGGTCTTAAGTAAACGATTAAACTCGCCAGCATCACCTTTGGCTGCGCCCGTGATGGCAGTTCGCATCTTGTTTGCTACGCTACCCTCAATATCTTGACCAAACGCATTAACGATGCGATTGCCTAGTGCTCGCTCTTTTGCATAAAGCAGATTAGCCGCACGTAATTGCTGCCGAAGTTCCTCGCCACCAATGTTTCCTACATTTGTCAGTTGGTCATCAGCAAGTGCCGCATAAAGACGCTTAAGGTCTGCTTCTCCCATGCTGCCATAAGGTGATTCCATCTTGTTGATGGCTTTGCCAATCAGACCTTTTTCACGTTGGAGACGACCGTAAGTGATGTTTCCTTCATCAATCATCTTTGCCAAATTACGCTCGGCTGCGGACATTCCTGTATCGCCTACCTCGGCTTTAACAGCATCTAGGGTTGCTTTAAGTTTTGGCAGTTCTACAACAGATGTTTTTGGCACTTTTTCGTCAACTGCGTTATATACCTTTCCTGCCGCCGTATTTAGGTCTGAACGTGTCTTGGTTAAAGAGTCTTTAATCTTTTGCGAGACTACGCCAGGTGCAACTGCGCCTTCAACAAAGGTAGCATCAAATTGCTTGATTACATCATCGGCCTTGTCCACGGCCTGAGTAACCGTATTGCGCCATGCTGCCTCTGCCTCACTACCTGCGGCTGATCTTGTCAAACCTGCTGCTGCTCGGACTTGTGGGTTGTCACTAAACACATCAGCAGGTAGTTGGATGCCAAGCCTGTCTGCTGCTTCTTTAGCTGTAACATTAACTTGAGCAAGGTCTGCTAAGCGGTCACGTGCGCCAGCCGAACCAAATCCTGTGCCTGAGGCTTTTTTGACCAGACTTCCAATCTCTTCTTCGGTAATCTCTACTACAATTGGTGCTACTGCGGGTGCTGCCGGAGCTGCTACTGGAATCTCTGCGGCAACTGGAACTGTCTCTGGTATTACTGCGGCAACAGGGGTTGTTGGAGGTGCTTCTGGGGTTATTGCTGTTCCCATTGGTGCGGCTGCGGCTGGCGCAGGTGCTTTGCCTGTAACACGCTGTATGCCCTTTTTAACTGCTTGGACAACTGGAGGTACAGTTCTCTGCAAAATCTGCCCTGTTGGGCCTGTGACTGCGGCTGTTAGCACTTCGCCTTTGTTGAATTCACCACCAGTTGCTGCTTGGCTTGCCTCAATAATGGCCTGTGTTCCTGCGCTTCTCATAATTGCGCTAGGAATAGTTGTTGCTCGACCTGCTGGAGTGAAGGCTGCTAGTGCCGAGCCAATGCGTGGAATATCACCAAAGGTTAAGCCTGGGGTGATTGCATACTCTTGTTGGTCAACCGATGACCGTAGTAGGTAATTGCCTTTAGCATCTTGTCGGACTTGAACGCCAGGAAAGTTTGCTTGCAAAACTTGCACGGTTTCTTTTGGGTCGCTCATAAGCGTTCCCAATGCGGTTTTGAAACCAGCCACGCTTAACTGGTTAAGCTCTGGCATATTTACCCACTCTGGCAGTGCTTGAGTCTCAGGGGTTGCGCGTTGTCGGCCAGTGATTGATTCTGAAATGCTCTCCAAGAAGCCCATTGGCTTTGGCTGTGATGCAGCCCATTGTTCAGGCGACATTGGAGCCGCAACGGGTGCAGCAACTGGCGCAGGAGCTGCTGGTGCAGCTTGACCAGTCTGTGATGCCAGCCATTCTTCTGGACTCATTGCTGCGCCCCCACCGATTGCTTGTATGCGCTCCACTGAGCATCAGTGAAGTTTGCAGGACGATTGAAAGTCTGACCATTAACTATCACACTATTTGGTGATGGTGGAGGTGCTGCTGTCTCTGGGCCAAACACGTTTTCAGGGTTAAGTTTGTAATTCTTAACCACTACGCCAAGTGCTTTCTTGTCATCTCCTGCTTTCTTTTGTGCAGAATCAAGATATTGCTTAGCCAGATTGACATACTCTTGGCGCTGTTTTGAATCAAGCGAAAAGAGTTGACCACTTTGTAATTTTTGTGATTGATTTTTTAAATTTTCAAATAAACCAGCCGTATCTCTTGCAGTCGCAAATTCAGTTTCGCGCACCACTGAGCCTGGGTCAAGCATTTTCATAAAACCAGTAATCAAAGCAATGTCACCTGGCCCATTCTTAGCCTCGGATGATGACTTAATGTTTTGATAGGTTGAACCCAGTTCACCATATACCTTGGTTCTGCCTTGATATTCTTTACGCAGCTTTTCTTCTTGCTCAAATGCTTTGGCTGGGTCGAGTCCACCACTGGCTTTGAGTGCTTCTAACTCGAGTGCAGATTTTTTACTTTCCAAACCAAGTTTTTTTGTCTGAGCCAATGCCGAGCCAGTCTGCGCTTCAGTCAAACCAAGGTCAGCAGCTTTTTTCTTTAAATCTGCAAGTGCAAACTTTTCTGCAAATTTAGCCTCGACTGCTGCTTTGTCTGCATCTGATGTAGCCTTGAGCATTTCGGCCTTTTTCTGCTTTAGCAAATCTGGAAACAGTTTTTCATCCTGTTGTCCTTTAGTCAGTGCCAATGCACTGGTAATTACTTTGTCACCACCAGGCATTTGTGAGATGGTGTAACCAAAGAAATCTTCGGTGGCCTTTGGGTTTTCCTTTGCCACATCGCGCCAAGTCTCCAAAAACTTAGCACCTTCTTCATCTTTAGAATTGCGCTTTGCTGCAATCTGTTGTTCAAGCAAACTAATAGCAATCTCTGGCTTTCCAGCTTTGAATGCAGAAAAAATCTGTCCTGATTGTTGCAATGCTGTTTGCTGACGCTCACCTGACAACATATTGAAACTTTCACGCACAGCTTTTGCTTGCGTTTCTGGTAGCATCATGGACAGGTTGGCATAGTCGGCAGCAGTTGCATTTGGCCCACTTAGCTTCTTAAATCCTTCTTGGATAAGCAATTGATTTGCCTGTTCCTTCTCTTGTTTCTGCTGCTTGAATCGAGCTTCTTGAATGCTTGCTCCAGCTTGGAAAGCGCCTAAAAAGGCTTTTGTTGGGTCGGCGACTTCAACGCCGTAGTCAATGGGTGCTGGCATTAGAATTTCCCTCCGAGGCCACTATAAATACCAAGGCCACCAGCAATACTTGCGGGGATTGAAGCAAATGCTTTTCCTTGGGCAATCTGACCGCCAGCTTGTGCTGCACCTTGTTGGCCTAATAAGTTAGCCACATTTGTGCCTGTTGTCATTCCAGCATTACCAACACCAACTGCGGATTGTTGCCCAAGAGATGTCATGCCACCCAAACGGCTATATTGATTCTCAATGAGGCTGGATAAAAGAGCTGGTCGGAACTGAGCCAGTGCGCCTTGGATATTTCCGCCACGCAAGCCGCCAGTGGCAGATGCACGTTGAAGCAATGCTTCCTCGCCTTGACCTGCAAGAGCCTTAAATGTTTCTCCACTGCTAATGCGCTCGATAGCAGCACGTTCTGCCTCTGGCCCTTTAAGACCGAGAAAGGCTTGCTGGGCTTCAAGCGCAGGTTCTCCAGCAGAAACGTAAGGATTTAGCAGTTTTTGAATTGCATCAAATTGTCTGCGTTGTTCTGCAATTCCAGCTTGAGCTGCTGCGCCTTGTGTTTCTGCTGCACCTTTAGCCGCTTCGCCTTGCATATAGCCAGAAACAACAGTTGCGCCACCTACAGCAATAGCAGCCAGTGCTGCGGATGATAATCCGAATGTCATTTTGATTCCTCCAAGTTCGCAGTTTGCGTAGCTTTAATAGCTGGCATAGGCGCTGGAATAGTAAACAAATCCCACAGAGCCTGTGGTTCTTGTTCGTTGGTTGGGTTTGCGTGAAATGTAGTTACTTCAACATCAGTCAAAGTGATGCCAGCACGTTTTGTTCCAATCTTTGAGACGCTCATGTCGCCTGGGCCAATGGTGCGTGGGCCGTTGTCTGTGCTGACAATCAGCTCGCCTTTACGCACCAAGAAAAATGATTCTTCTCGGTGAATTGCACCAGTTAGGACAGTGCCAGCAGGGATGTGCATTGTGCGAGCATATAGGCCGTTGCAGAAGTCGTGAACTACAGGCATCTCTACCTGAGGCAGCTTAAGTAGCTCAGCCTCTAGGCGATAGATTGGCAGATGTTCAACTGGAACATCTTTCACTACCTGAACCGCAACATGACTCATCGGGAACTCCTTTGCAGGGGCTTTTGAGCTACTGGTGGCTCGAACGGCTCAGTGGTGATTATTTTCGCACATTTTGGCATTTCGTCAATCCATTTCGGATTCACGCTCTTCCCACGACTGACAAACCCGCATATCGTTGCAGATAAAGTTCAGTTTTTCGCAGTGACCACGATAACCGTAGCCCGTGTCATAGCCAGCCATTGGTATGCGTTCGATTCTTACTTGCGTCATTAAGCTGTTGTCGTAATACTCACAGTTTGAGCAATGCTTGCGCCGTGCATCCTTCTCATCGCATTGCATAGCTTCTGCCAGCCCTACGTAAAACTCTTTATTTGCGCCAGGTTCATTGGTCGGCACTTCAGGGCCATAGTTCCAATCTTGGACTGCAATGGCGTAATTCTTTTTATTTTCTGCTGTGGTAATAAATCCTTCATCCATTGGAAGGCCAGTAAAGCCTCGTGGAATCATCATAAAATCTTTCATTTTTTACTCCTTATGAAATTTCTCGGCCTGATGCACGGATGGTCAGAGATGTTGCAGTCCCTGCGATTGTTGAAATAAAACCACCAACGTCTAATGCCTGACCAACTAGCTCAGGGCAAGTGTAGGTTTCATCAGGCACAATGGTACGAGTATCAATAATCAGGTTTGATGCCCCTGCTGACCCAGACACAGTTACCAAGTTGCAACTGAAAGTTACATTATTGCCACTGGTATTGGTCACCGTGAACTTGTCAATGATTGCCTTGACATTCGTTGCAGTGTATTGGGTGGTTTGTGCGTTTTCTGCCTGTTTCGCAGGGATTAGCACCTTTACTGTTACGGTCATTTATTGAACTCCTTGTACGTTATCTGAAACTGTCAGAATGATAGACGGGACGGATGGGTAAAAAGCAGATGCTGGAAATGCCTCGGCTTGCACACTGAGATCATCAACTGCAAACATAATTTCAACATAATCGTTTGCCTTCAGATTGAAAAAATATCCAACCGTAGCAAGTTGTTCAGCGTTATTTCCCTGTAATCTTACTTGACTATTGCTATCTGGCACATCAACCCCATTAATTCGAGGCCAAACCCAAAAAATACCAACACCACCACTGGTTTTGTCTAATTGAATGCTGAATAAAAAATTGTAGATGTTTGGTGTGTCAACATAAATTCTTGATGTTGGTGAACCAAGATACACGCCTTGACTTTCATCTGTGTTGTTAAATGTAAACGCCTTTGGTGTATTAATTACAGTAGCAATTTGCGTAGTCGTATCGTAAAACTGACCATATCGACTGCGCTTGAACTCCCTTGGCGGCGGGGTCATCTGCAAGCCTTCAACAACCTTGTTCAGTTTGTCCACCAATTCCAAAGCCTGATTTGCCCTGTTTTCTGCCAGTGCTGCGTTCACTGCTGATTGTTGCGCTAAAGCCGAAATTTGAGCCAATGCCTCGTTTGCGGTAGCTGCAGCATTGTCAGCTTGAAACTCAAAGTCAGTTCCGACAATTACTTGAAGTTGGTCAACAGTAGAAAATAAAAGCTCGAACTGCCTGATTTGCTGTTGGTCAGTCAGGAACGCCGCT